ACTGCTGAGATATTTTTTGAAGATGTGTTAATGGCTTGTGTATTTTATGGTATGCCAATATTAGCAGAGAACAACAAACCTAGGTTACTTTATTATTTTAAACGTAGAGGTTATAGAGGTTTTGCAATGAATAGACCAGATAAAAAATACAATAAACTATCCGTGACAGAAAGAGAAATAGGTGGAATACCTAATTCAAGTGAAGATATTAAACAAGCGCACGCGTCAGCTATAGAAACTTACATAGAAGATTTTGTTGGATTAAAACAAACAGGTTATGGTGATTTGTATTTTCAAAGAACTTTAGAAGATTGGGCTAGGTTTAATATAAACAATAGAACAACACATGATGCGTCTATTAGTTCTGGGCTTGCTTTAATGGCTTGCAACAAACACAGGTACGCGCCTAGCATGGCTATTAAAAGAAAACCAGTAAATCTAGGTATTAAAAAATATGATAATAAAGGAACTATATCAAAAATTATAAGTTAAATGAATATATATACGAATAGCAATAGTGCTTTTCCTAGCCAAGTAGTTAGTGATCAAGAGAAATCTACATACGAATATGGGAGCCAAGTTGCGATGGCTATTGAAAACGAATGGTTTGAACAAGGTAGAACTAACGGCAATAGATATTTAACTAATTGGAATAATTTTCACCAATTAAGATTATATGCTCGTGGCGAACAATCTACTAAAAAATATAAAGATGAATTATCTATTAACGGAGATTTGTCTTATCTTAATTTAGATTGGCAACCAGTACCTATATTATCTAAATTTGTAGATATAGTTGTAAACGGTATATCACAAAAAACATACGACATTAAGGCTTACGCTCAGGATCCTAGTTCGGTAAAGAAAAGAACTAATTATGCTAATAAGATATATGAAGACATGTTATCTAAAGAGTATTTAGATATGGTTAAAACAACTTTAGGCATGGACTTATATCAAAGTTCTTCTTTAACGTTACCAAACACTGAGGAGGAACTAGAGCTTCATATGCAATTATCATACAAGCAAGCTGTTGAGGTAGCAGAAGAAGAAACTATATCAAGTGTGTTGGCTCAAAATAAATATGATTTGACAAGGCGTAGACTTAATATGGATTTAACGGTATTAGGTATTGCTGCAACTAAAACTTCATTTAATGTTGCCGAAGGAATTAAAGTTGACTATGTAGACCCAGCTTATATGGTTTATTCATACACTGAAGATCCTAATTTTGAAGACATATATTATGTTGGTGAAGTTAAATCTATAACAATACCTGAACTTAAAAAAGAGTTTCCTAATATTTCTAAAGACGAGTTAGAAAGAATTCAAAAAATGCCAGGCAATAAACAATATATTACTGGTTGGGGTAACTATGATGAAAACACTGTTCAGGTCATGTATTTTGAATATAAAACTTATTCAAACCAAGTGTTTAAAATAAAGAAAACCCCACAAGGTTTAGAAAAAGCTTTAGTAAAAGACGATCAGTTTAATCCACCAGAAAATGAAGGATTTGAAAGAGTATCAAGAAGTATTGAAGTTTTGTACACAGGAGCAAAAGTGTTAGGTTGTAATACTTTATTACAATGGAAGATGGCAGAGAACATGACAAGACCTTACGCTGATACCACTAAAGTAGAGATGAATTACGCTATATGTGCGCCTAGAATGTATAAAGGAAGAATAGAATCAATGGTTAGCAAATGTATTGGTTTTGCTGATATGATTCAATTAACACATCTTAAACTACAACAGGTTATGTCTAGACTAGTTCCAGACGGTGTCTTTTTAGATATGGATGGTTTAGCAGAGGTTGACTTAGGTAATGGTACAAACTATAATCCAGCAGAAGCATTAAACATGTATTTCCAAACTGGTTCGATAGTTGGTAGGTCACTTAATCAAGATGGTGAAATGAATAGAGGTAGAGTGCCAGTTCAAGAGCTAACAAGCTCTAGTGGCCAAGCTAAAATACAAAGTTTAATACAAACTTATCAGTATTATTTACAAATGATACGTGATGTAACCGGACTTAATGAAGCTAGAGACGGTACTTTACCAGACAAAAGTACTTTAGTAGGTTTGCAAAAAATGGCAGCAAATGCTTCTAATGTAGCAACTAAACACATTGTTCAGTCAAGTTTATATTTAACTTTAAAAATAGCTGAAAATATATCTTTAAAAGTAGCAGACGCTTTATCGTATCCTTTAACTTCTGAATCATTAGTTAATTCTATATCAACTTACAATGTTTCAACGTTAGATCAAATACAAAAGTTAAATCTTCATGATTTTGGTATATATTTACAATTAGAGCCAGATGATGAAGAAAAAGCTCAACTAGAAAACAATATGCAAATGGCCTTGCAACAAGGTAGTCTTGATTTAGAAGATGTTATTGACATACGTCAAATACATAATTTAAAATTAGCTAATCAAATGCTAAAGATAAAGCGTAAAGAAAAAGCTAAACAAGATCAAGCTGTTCAACAAAGCAATATACAAGCTCAAGCTTCAGCTCAAGCAGAAACCGCAGAAAAAACAGCTATGGCTGAAGTTGAAAAACAAGAAGCAATAAACGGCTCTAAAGTTCAATTTGAACAAGCTAAGTCTCAAATGGAACTACAACGTATGCAAACTGCTGCTCAATTAGAGCAACAAAAAATGCAAATGCAATTTCAATTTGACATGCAACTAAAACAAATGGATATTCAAAGCACTGCTCAAAAAGAAGGTGAAATTGAAAACCGTAAAGATAAACGTAGCAAAATGGAAGCTACACAACAAAGCCAATTAATAAGTCAAAGACAAAATGATTTATTGCCTAAAAACTTTGAAGATCAAGGCATGGTGCCACAAGAGGTGCCATTAGCTTAATTATTAATTATTTAATTATATTATATTATGTCAGAAGTAAAAACAAATGAACCTGTTAAACAGGAAGGAGACTTTAAAATAAAGTCTAAAAAACCTAAACAATTAGCAAATCAAAAAAATAATACAACAAAAGTTGTTATTAATCCTAAAGAACCTTTAATTGAAATTGAAAGCAATGTAACTAAGGTTGAAATAAAAAAAGAAGAAGATGCCATTCAAATCGGAGAAACAAAAGAAGTGGTTGTGGGCGAACAAGCCGGAGATAGCACTAAGGTGGACAAACAAATATCAGAGCCCGAACAGGCTTCTAAAGAATTTAACCCATTATCCGAAGTAACAGAAGAAGAAACACCAACTAAACAAGAATTTGTTGAGGCGGTTGTTGAAGCTAAAGAAACAATAAATAAATTACCAGAAAATATTGAAAAGCTAGTTAGCTTTATGGAAGAAACTGGTGGTAGTATAGAAGATTACACAAGATTAAACGCAGATTATTCTAACGTTGATCAAAATACTTTATTAAGAGAGTATTATAAACAAGCAAAACCTCATTTAAACGAGGAAGAAATAGGATTCATCATGGAAGATAATTTTGACTTTGATGAAGACTTGGACGAGGAGCGTGACGTCCGTAAAAAGAAGCTCGCTAAAAAAGAAGAGGTTGCAAAAGCAAAAGAGTTTTTGAATGACTTAAAGGATAAATATTACGAGGAGATCAAGTTGAGACCTGGTACTACCCAAGAGCAAGCAAAAGCAACAGAGTTTTTTAACCGCTACAAAGAGCGACAAACTGTAGCAGAACAACAAAAAGAAAGATTTAAACAAAGTACTAAAGAATTATTTAGCCAAGATTTCAAAGGTTTTGATATCAATGTTGGAGATAAAAAATTTAAGTACAGTGTTCAAAATCCTGAAAAGATTTCAGAAAATCAGTCAAACATTGAGTATTTAGCTAAGAAGTTCTTAGATAAAAACGGTGACATTAAAGATACATCTGCTTATCACAAAGCTATATATGCCGCTGACAACGTCGATAAAATCGCTAATCATTTTTATGAACAAGGAAAAGCTGATGCTGTAAAAGAAGTTATTAGCAGTTCTAAAAACCCATCATCAACACAAGCAAGAACACAAGGTTCAGGCGAAGTGTTTATAGGTGGATTAAAAGTAAAAGCAATTAGTGGGTTAGATTCGTCAAAACTGAAAATTAAAAAAACAAAATTTAACTAAAAAACACATAAAATTATGGCTTTAAGTCCTCAATTTGGTAGTGTAATACCGTCGTCAACACAACAATTGTTGCAGTCGAATTACCTACAATTTAACACTGGTGCTGGCGCAGATTTCGCTCAGCAATATTTACCAGAAATCTACGAACAAGAAGTAGAGCGTTATGGAAACAGAACGTTATCTGGATTTTTAAAAATGGTTGGCGCTGAAATGCCAATGACTTCTGATCAAGTAATTTGGTCTGAACAAAATAGATTACATATATCTTACTTAGCTTGTACTACAGGTGCTGTAGTTGGAACAACTCAGGTTATTAACTTATCACCAGGTATTGCAACTGCTATTAACGTTATATCTATAAATGATACTGTTGTTATTTTAGATCCAGTTTCTGGACTAGAAGCAAAAGCTATCGTTACAGCATCTACAACAGGTGTAGGTGGAAGCATTACTGTTCAATCACTTTCAGGTGCTGGAGCTACTTTAACCAATCAAGGTTTCGCTGCTGCAGGATTAAAAGTATTTGTATACGGTTCTGATTACGCAAAAGGATCTAATATTGCTACTAACGCGGCTAACGCTGTAGGTGCTCAGGTTGCTGGAACAAGAGTTTCAATTGACCCAGTACTTACGCAATTTGCTAACTCTCCTATCATTATTAGAAACCAATACACTGTTAATGGATCTGATATGGCACAAATCGGTTGGGTTGAAGTTGCAACTGAAGACGGAACTTCTGGGTACTTATGGTACTTAAAAGCTGAGTCTGAAACTAGATTACGTTTCGAAGATTACTTAGAAATGGCAATGATTGAAGGAGAGCTTAATGCTTCTGGTTTAAACCCTAACACTCAAAGAGGTACACAAGGTTTATTTGCTGCTATTCAAGCTAGAGGTAACGTAGAAGTAGGATTTACTGCTGCTAACGGACTTGGTGAGTTTGATGCAATACTTAAAAACCTAGATACTCAAGGAGCAATTGAAGAAAACATGTTATTCTTACAGAGACAAACATCTCTTGATTTTGACGATATGTTAGCTTCTATCTCTTATGGTGCAAACGGTGGAACTGCTTTCGGTTTATTCGAAAATTCTGAAGAAATGGCTTTAAACTTAGGTTTTAGTGGTT